AACAAACTTCTCCTGGTGAGTATGCCGCTACTTCTGCCGGCAATGCTTTAACCAGAATGTTTAGTTTGTTTGGAGGTAGGTAATGGCTACGACAAAAAAGAAAGTTACCAAGAAAAAAGAACCTGTAGTAACTGATTGGAAATCGCAGTTTGTTTCCAAGTTCCCACAGTTTGCAAAGATACTTGACGGTGGTGCTGGCGAAATGGAAGCCCGTAACATATTCGGTGATGACACTATCGATCTAGTTCTTGATGTTGCAAAGAACCCAGGCAACTACGACTTCACTACCCAGGCTGGCATTGATTACTTTGACTCCAAAGTTTATGGAACCAAGTACTACAACGAAACAGCTTCTGCGGCCAAAGCATTTGATGTTCTCACCGAAGGAGAACGCGAAGATAAGATCAGAATAAACAGGACCAATATTGCTAGTTCGTTTGGTGACCTTGGGCTAACAACCAGTGAGCTTAACAAGATTGCCAAGGATGCAACTCGTCGTGGACTTTCTGGTGCTGGCCTTAATTACTATGTCAACTCCATTGTTGGTGGGCGTGCCCGAGGTGAAAGCGATCTTCTCGAAAGCTTAGATGCTCAGGCTCTTATGAAGGTTGCTGATGCTTACGGTTACAAGCCGACCGATTTAAATCAACAGATTCTTGCCGGAGTTCAAGGCAAGGAATATAACGGTGAGATTGTTACTGCGGATACTTTTAAGAAGAAGGGTATAGCTAACGCTAAAGCAACCTACTTCCAGTTGACTCCACAGTTGGATGCTGGTTTAACCTTGGCCGAAATCTTTCAACCGTATCGAGATACAGCATCAAGAGTTCTTGAACTTGCACCAGATTCAATTAACTTCAACGATCCTAAGTGGTCTGTAGCTTTTGGTAGTTCAACTCGTCCTCCACTTTCTATGGGTGAATTCTTGGATGAAATTAAAATGAAACCCAAGTACGGTTATGGCAACACCAAGCAGGCAAAGAGTGATGCTAAGCAGATTGTTCAAAGCCTTGCCGAAATATTTGGAAAGGTTAGGTAATTATGGATCCTGAAGATTTTGTTCCTGAACCAGGAGCTGAAACTATCATCAAAGCTGGGCTGGCAACATGGGGTCTTGAAGGATTGTTCGATACCGTATGGGGTAAGTACTTAAAAAGTGAATATGATCCTGCAGATAAACCGTCGCTCTCTTTTGTTATTAAAGATACAGATGCATACAAAGCTAGATTTTCCGCAAATGCAATTCGGGAAGCTAACAAACTTCCTGTCCTTGATCCAGCTACCTACATTGCAATGGAAGACGGATACAAAGATATTCTCCAGCAGAGCGGTTTACCACCTGGCTTTTATGACAGCAAGACAGACATGGACAAATTCATTGGTGGCGATGTCTCAAGATATGAGCTGAGGGATAGAATTCAAGGCGCATACAATCTTGTTCGTGATGCCCCTGCAGACGTTACGGACAAACTCAAGAGCATGTACAACCTTTCTGATGGCGATATTCTTGCCTACTTTATTGATCCAGACAAAGCCAGACCGACACTGATTGCCGCTGACTATAGGCGTCAAGCTCAAGCAGCTTTGGTTGCAGCAAGGGCACAAAGAACAGCTGGCATCAATATCAGTACTGGTTTGGCTGAGGATGTTGTGAGGAAAGATATCAGCCAAGAGGCTCAGACCGCAGCTTTTACAAGGGTAGCTGACATGAATGAATTGACTAGAGCACAGGGTATGGAGAAGAATCTAACTGAAGAGCAGATTGTCGCAGCCGAACTTGGCACTGATGCTGCTGCTAGAGAAGTTCTGCAGAACAGAAAGAAGGGTCGCATCGCTGCGTTCTCTGGCGGTGGTGAATTCTCTCTTGGTCAATCTGGCGGTGTCGGCAGATCTGGAATTGGACAAGCCGGAGTTTAGTTACTTGACAAAAGTAAGTAATGGTGTAGTATTGAATTAGTTCCACTAGGAACTACCCATCGGAAATCCCCGGTTTCGATGTGTACATAGGGGTGAGTAATGCAGCCGTTTGGACCCTCCAGCCAAGCGTGGGCAGAGGAGTGGGTCATGCAAGAACAAGACTTCTACGAAGAGGAAAACGTTCAAGACCAACAGCAGCAACGGGATCCAGTCAGATCACATCTGAAGAAACTGGAAGCCGAGAATAAAGAACTTCGTCAGTTGAAAGTAGAAGCTGAGGATGCTAAGAAGAAGTTAGCTTTTGTGGAGGCGGGAATTGATCTCACCTCACCAATGGCAAAGTACTTCGTCAAAGCATACGACGGTGATATGACAGCGGAAGCTATTCAAGCTGCAGCCCAAGAAGCAAAACTCACACAACCTAAAGTACAGCAGATTCAGTCGGCCACACCTCAAGAACAGCAGGCGTGGAACAGAATGGGTAATGCAGCACAGGTCAGTGAAAATGCTGAACCGGTGGTCGACTATGCAAATAGGATGATGAACGCCAAATCCGAAAAAGAAGTTATGGAATTGTTGGCCCAAGCAAGAGCTAATCAAACCAACATTATCTAACTAACTTAAGGAAAAATTATCATGGCAGGCGAAACAACAACCTCATCCCTGTCTGTAGACCAGGTAGCATTTGACCGTCTTGCGTACTTCGCATTGCGTTCAGAACTCTTGTTCGATCAGGCAGCAGATGTACAACCAGTACAACAGGCAATGCCTGGTACCGGTGTCACATTCACCATCTTCAGCGATATCGCAGCAGCTACAAGCACGCTGTCAGAAACAGTTGACGTAACACCAACAGCATTGGCAGACAGCCAAGTAACTGTAACTCTTGCTGAGTACGGTAACGCAGTTGTCACCACAGCTAAGTTGCGTGGAACATCATTCTTGGATGTCGATGCAGCAGCAGCAAACATCATTGGTTACAACGCTGGCGATTCAATCGACCAAGTTGTCCGTGAAGTTCTTGCTGGTGGTAGCAACGTAGCTTACGCAACCGGTGGCGCTTCGGCTCCATCATCGCGTGTAACTATGGCTGTTGACGACTTGTTGGTAGCAAACGACATCCGCAAGCAGGTAGCTGCTTTGCGCGGTGCAAACGTTGCAACCTTCAATGGCTCATACATTGGCTTTATCCACCCAGACGTTTCGTACGACTTCCGTTCGGCAACTGACGCATCAGCATGGCGCACGCCAGCTAACTACGTCAACCCAGAGGGAATCTATAACGGCGAGATCGGTCTCTTTGAGTCGGTCCGCTTTATTGAAACACCACGCGCCAAAGTCTTCACTAACGCTTTCAACGGCGCTGGTGCAGCTGGTACGGGTGACTCGTATGCAACTCTCGTCATGGGTCGTCAGGCGCTTGCTAAGGCGTTCAGCACTCAGGATGGCAATGGAGCAGTTCCTAAGGTTGTTCGTGGCAATGTCACCGACTACCTCATGCGCTTGCAACCATTGGGTTGGTACTGGCTCGGTGGCTACGGCCGCTTCCGCGAAGCATCGTTGCGTCGCATTGAGTCAGCATCTTCAATTGGTACTAACGCTTCATAAGTAAAACGGCAAATAGTCCCTCGACCAGGCTGATCACTGGTCGGGGGACTTTGCTATAGTGTAAGAACATCGAAAGGTTTGTATGTCAATTTCCAATTATGCTGAGTTAAAGATCTTGGAGCACACGACCGGTAAGACCGCGTGGACTATGCCAACTACGGTGTATGTAAAATTACATTTGGGTGATCCGGGTGAGGCTGCTACTTCTAACGCAGCTGTTGAGGCTACCCGTAAGGCTGCGTCGTGGGCTACAGCAGCTTCAGGTTCTATTGTGACTTCTGCAACGATTGAGTGGACTAACGTTTCGACTACTGAAACTTATTCGCATTGGTCTTTGTGGGATGCGTCTACTGCCGGTAATGCTTTGTGGTCGGGTGCTTTGGCTTCTTCTGCGTCCGTAACTGCTGGCGATACTTTTCAGATTACTTCGCTTACGTTGTCGCTCGACTAGGTAGGTAGCCCCTAGTGGCAACAAACTTTCCTACTTCCATTGATGCGTTAACTAATCCGACTAGTACGGATACCCTTGCGTCGCCCGACCATGCAGCCCAACACGCCAATCTCAATGATGCTGTGGAGGCTATAGAAACGGCTATAGGTACTACTGCTGCACCTGTGTTGGCGAAACTTGCTTCTCCTACTTTTACTGGCACGGTAACTGGGAATCCTAGTGTTGGAACAACTTCAAGTGGTACTAGTGGTTTTGGTTATATGGGTTTGCCACAGAACTCTGCAACTACAGGTTCTTACGGAATTGTTGCAGCCGATGCTGGAACACATATTTATTCGAGCGCAACTCGTACTGTAACTATTCCAGCAAATGCAACTATTGCTATGCCGATTGGTTCTACTCTTGTATTTGTTGCTGGTTCTGGAACAACGGTCACTATTGCAATAACATCAGACACAATGTATTTGGCTGGTGCTGGAACTACTGGTTCTAGAACTCTTGCAGCCTTTGGCATGGCTACTGCTGTAAAGATAACTTCGACATCATGGATAATCAGTGGTAATGGACTCACCTGATGACTGGTGTTCTCGGTGGAATAATCGGGAGCATGAAGGGTGCAACTGCACCTAAGACTGCTCCAACATCTTTAAGCGCTATTGCGGGTAACACCAGTGTTGCCATTTCGTTTACTGCACCATCTGATGATGGTGGGTCGGCAATAACAAATTATGAGTACTCGTTTAACAACTCGTCTTGGACTGCGCTAAGTCCTGCTGATGCTGTTAGTCCTATTACGATTAGTGGTCTGTCAGGGTTTACTAGTTATAGCGTTTATTTGAGGGCAGTGAACATTGTTGGTTCAGGTCCTGCATCTGCTGCTGTTTCGTTTACAACTTTTGCTGCCCCTACGGTCACAATTAACGCAGTAAATAATGTTAATCAAAGTCGTGGAACTTTTAACGCAACTGTGAGTGCTAATGGTGCAAGCACCACAGTTTATTTTCAGTACAACACAACGAACAACTTTGCTGCTTTGTCCTCCGAGGCGGCTGTTGCCACTGTGACTACTCAATCCGCTGCTGTTTCTTATACTCAAACTGGATTGTCAACTAGTGGAACAACTGTTAATGGTGGTGGTGTCGGTTATTATGTTCGGGCTGTAGCAGTAAATAGTGCTGGAACTACATATTCGGGTGTTACTTCGTTTAACACTTGGGGTGTAAGGCAAAATGTTTATACCGCTGCTGGGAGTTATTCGTTAAACATCCCTACTGTTTCTAGTCTTACACCAGCATCTTTGCCTTTGGTTTTTTTGATTGGTGGTGGAGGTGGTGGTGCCTATCTTGGTGGTGGAGGTGGTGGCGGTGGTCTAGTAGCCAGATACAATGTTGCATTCTCTGGAAATAATCCATTGGTAAGTTTTTCTGTTGGCGGTGGCGGTGGTGGAAGTGGTGGCGGCAATGGTGGTGGTGGTGGTAATAGCACTTTTAGTGGAGCAAATGTTCCGTCTTACACTGCTGGTGGTGGAGAAGGTGGTTATATTAGTGACCGTGGAGGTAATGTTGGCAGCGGCGATAATCCTGCCTATTTGGGTGGAGCGCCATATAATGATGGGTCAAAAAATGCACAAACTTATTGTGGTGGTGGAGCAGGTGGGGCTGGTCATGGTCAAAGTGCTTATACTAATAACAGTGGTGCTGGTGGTGCTGGAGATGCGTTTTGGGGAAACTCTGGTGGAGGTGGCGGTGGTTTTTCATCACAAGGCGCTCACGGAAGTCCTTACAATGTTGGCGCTGGTGGAAGTGGAAGTCTTTATCCAAATGGTAGCGCTGGTGGTAATGCTGGAATTGTTATTTTACAATATTACGGACCATAGAAGGAATTATGGAAGCAAAAACTTACAATATAGATAATCTTAAAACTCATCAAATGTTTTACATGCTTGACAGCATTACAGACGATTCTTTGCAATTGTTTCGTAGAACACCAGCAGGTGATGAAGAATTTTTTGCATACGATTTGTTTCGTATGCCTGACGGCAAACTCCTTGTAGCGTTTTATCGTTATTGGGAATTCCAAAACATACACAGTCTTGTTGCTGTTTGCGGAGACAAAGAAGAATATGTTAGCGCAATACCATTTGAGCGCATAGTTCCTTATTGGAACCCTACAACAGATTACAACAACCAGGGTGCTTTTGCTTTTTTCGGTTCAAGGGCAATCAATGTGGGTCCTGATGCTTGGCGTTGTGACAACACTTTTTATGGTCCAGAACAGTACATTACAACAGAAGGTATTCTGCGTTATAAGAACGCTCACGCAGGAGAACTTGTTGTTTATGAACCAATCATAAACATAAACGGTGTATCGAGTCTTATGTACGCATCCACTAGTGATGAAGAATATGTCAAGAACATTTACATTAACGAAGATTTTATTCCTAGCACAACTATCACCTTGTCCGAAATGTTTCGTTTGATTTCTGAATGGGCTTTGCTTGCTGATGCTCCGTTTAATAGCACAGAACCAATTTCATTGGATGCCAAAGAATTTCTTAGGCAAATAGGTTTTGATAGTTCTTTGGTTGCAGACCAAGTAGACATGCAGGTTGCTGAATACTTTAAAGGCAATACAGATGCTCGCAAGCGACCTAGTGGGGTTGTTGAAACAAATCAAGCGTTGCTTAGTTTTGTTAAACGCAAAATGGCTCACATGTCTTTGTGTGGCGTTTTGTCCTGCTATCCAGAATACAGCAACCTTGAGGCGGAAATTCAAAGAGATATTAATTCTGTTAATAACGAATTCTTGCAGGACATCTCAAATATGAGGATTGAAGGGGATTACTCTTTTGCTAATTATGAGGATGCTTTGGATTTTATTCCCAACAACTATGTTGATGGCAAGCAAACCTACACATTTCGTTGGGGTTTGTTAAAACGCAAAAAAGACTTTGCTTTATCCATGAAAGTGTTTTAAAAATAAATGGCTACCTCATATAACAACTCTGGGTTTCTTTACAACGCTAGTAATCTTTCTTATAACGGTGTAATCACAGTATCCACAACCGCTACAGGCTCAGGGACAGGTTCAGAAACAGCAACAATAAATGTTGTTCTAGCAAGAACAGCCACTGGCTCGGGACAAGGCACACAAACAGCCACCCAAAACTTTTTTACCACCCTCACCACCACAGCAACAGGTGACGGTTTAGGAACATCCAACAACAGCATCGTCGTCGGTCTACTACGCACAGCGTTTGGTGCAGGCGGTGCAACAGCAAGTGACACAGCCGAATGGAACATCAACCCTGTAAGAACCGCCACAGGGTCAGGCACAGGAACACAAACCGCCACACAAAACTTTTTTAGCATCCTTACCCGCACAGCAACAGGTGAAGGCGTAGGAACATCCACTACACTCGAACTCTATGTTGCATTACGAACCGCTACTGGGTCTGGCACA